GTCAGGAACAGGGACTTTACCTGCTGGATTAACTGCTGGTACAACTTATTACGTTATTACTTACACAGCAGCAACAGGAGCATTGATTGTATCTGCATCTGCTGGTGGTTCTGCTGTAAACCTAACTGACGTTGGAACAGCAGCAGCTCCTAATGAATTTCAAGTTGCTTACGCTGCTTTTGAATCAGTTAGTCAAGTTAGAGAATGGTCTTTTGAAATCGAAAGAGCTGAAATTGATGTAACCACTATTGGTGCTGATCCTGGTCAGTATGTTCCATTTAGAAACTACATTGCTGGTTTTGGTGATGGTTCAGGTAGTGCAACTGCTTACATGACGAATGAAGATGCAGCTTTATCTAACAGAATGATTGAAGATGTTCTTCAACGTCAGCAAGTAGGAGCTGGATTTAAGCTTTACATTGACCGTGTTTATAGCGGTGGTTCAGTTAGTGACACTCTTAGCCGTTTTATCAGTTTTGACGCAACATTAACTTCTGCTTCTTTAGGTGTTACTCCTGATGATGCACAAGCAGTAACAGTTAATTTCCGTCCTGCTGGAGTACCAACATTTGATTTTAGTCGTTCATAATAAGAACGGAATCGGAATGTTCCATAAGCCCTGCTCTTTTGCAGGGTTTTTTATTGTTTATTACGCTAGAATAATTTCATATAATTTTTTACTATGTCAACAAGTCCTAGATCTGCAAGATCAACATTACGAGCGATAGATCGTTTAAAGAAAGCAGCAAATTTAGAAGCTACAAAAAAAGAAGTAGAACTTTCTGATGGATCTATTTTTGAGATGTGGGTCGCACCACTAACGATGGCGGAAAGAGAAAGAGCACAAAGAGGAGCTAAAAATGATGATGCAAATGAGTTCGCTTTGAGATTGTTGATTTCTAAGGCACAAGACGAGAATGGTCAGAGATTATTTCAAATGGGAGAAATAGATGTTTTAAAGAATGAAGTAAAGGATGCTGATTTACAGAAATTAATGTTGGCAGTAATAACAGACGATGAGGATGCTTTAGACCCAAAAGACTAAGCGAAGAGATAAGAAAAGATAATTTATTAATGCTTCAGTTTGGGATAAGATCAAGAGAAAGAAATGCAAAAAGCTCGAAGACGTAGGTAATATGGAATGAGTTAGGGAAAAAGTTGTGGCATCGGCTGACGCTCAAATACGAATTGCCATAAAGAATCTTGGTGCGTTAACGAAATTAACTAAAACATTAGATAAATTAAATGTTACGACTAATAAAATAGTTGAACAATTAGAGAAGATGGATGCACCTTCTCAACAGTTAAAAGAGAATTTAGCAAAAGCAGATAGACAAGCTAATAAATTAGCAGGTGGGTCTTTAAATAAAGTTAATAGAGAACTTAAAGAAATAGAAAAAACAAGTCAACGAGCTACTTTTAGTTTTGGGGGATTACTTACTAAACTTGGGGCATTAAGAGGATCTCTAAATAAAGGTCTTGGCGGTCTTTTTGGTAAAAACTTTTTAGGTGGGCTTGAATCTGGGGCTGGATTAAGAGGAATCTCCGATATTTTAAATAAATTAAATAAAACAAGTTTTTCAAATCTTGCAAGAGGTCTTTCAGATACAACATTCTCAATTACTGCTTTAGGTGGTGCTTTAAACGCAGCTAAAGCAGCTTTAAATTTTGCTGGCCCAGGAGCCGCTTTTGTTGGAACGCTGGTTACTTTTGAACGAGCAGCGAAAAATGCGACAGAAAATATCATCAATAGTTTTAGGAGAATGAATATGAAAATTATTGGTGATTCTCTTCAGAGTTTCAAACAATTAGGGTTTTTGTATGATCCAAGATCAGCGTTGAATATGGATATTTGGAAGAATTTTGAAAATATGAAAGGTGGTGGTTTTGCAAGCATGAAAGGTATGCAGTCCCAAGGTAAAGCAGCATTAGAAGGGATGTTTGCTCCTCAAATAGGTAGGAGTTGGTATGGTCAAACAACTTTCCCTAATGCTTTTGGTAATAAAGAGTTGATGTCTCTTTTTCCTGCTATGCAGATGGGAGGATTTGACGTAAAAACATTAACGCAATATCCAAATAGTTTAGATTTATTCCCAAAAGAAGAAGGAGAATATTTAAAACAATTAAGAGAAAACATATTATTAGGAAAAGATATTAATAAAGAAAACTTCAAAAGGAAGAAAGTATTAGAAGAAGTTTTAAAAGTAGAGAATAGAATAGAAAATCAAATCAGGAAAAATATTGCTGTAAGCAAGCAAGCTAGGCAAGGAAGTGGATTTAAAGATTGGAACGCTTACATAGAAAGAGGAGGTCAAGCTCTTCTTAGTCCTGTAGAGAAATCCATAAGACGACATGGAAGAAAGGCAGGTCACGGATTTACGGCTGATCAATATGGCCCTCAACCGTTATATGGCCCTGCAATGGCTCCTGAGACACCATTAGCGAACAGGATGTCAATGTGGAATCAATGGGGATTTGGTAAAAATGCAAATTCTCAAGGAATGTTTGCAAGTAGAAAAGGTTTAGGTGGAAGAGCTAGAGGAGCACTTAGTAGTGGACTAATTGGTGGAGGTTTTCCACTTCTCTTTGGTCAAAGTGGTCTTGCTTCTGTTCTTGGTGGAGTTGGTGGTGCTGTTGGTGGTGCATTAGGAGGAGGACTAGGTTTTGGATTATCTATTGCTGGAACGGCGGCTGCTCAAAAAATTCAGGAAGCAATTGATTATAGAAAAGCAATCAATGATCTAAACGTAGCGATAAAAGCTACTGGTGGTACATCAACCTTTACGGCTGGAGAAGTGTCGAAATTTGCTAAACAGCTTGGGATGACAAAAGAGGAAGCTTTACAAGCTTTAAGTGCTTTCAAGGCTTTTGATGCTTCTGCTCGTACAGCATTAACAGGTGTTCTTGGTTCGGAATCAGTATTCAAATCACTTGCTGGCCTTAAAGATTACGCTTCTATCTTGCAAGCATTACCGAAGTTGTCAGAAGAGTTGAGCTTAGACGAGACTAAAAGAATAGTAGAAGCTATGAAGTTAAACGGTTTAAAAGGAACAGAACTTGAAATTACAGATCAAATTTTAAAGAAAAATAAAGAGATAATGACAGAAAAAGGCAAAGCTAAAGGTGGTTTGTTTAATTTTGAATCATGGAATATTTTTAGAGGTATAGGTGAATTTGGATTAAACAAAAAGGAAGGTGAATTTAGTAGCACAATAGGCGGTTATACAATGGAAGAATTAGCCACCTTAAGAACAGAGAAAAATTTTGAAAAATGGAAAGCAATTGCATTAGAAAAAATAAAACTTCAAAAAGAATTTAATAAGCTTGTTGAAGAGCAAGCTTTATTAACTAAAGCAGAGGATGATTTAGCAAGACTTTTAGATCCTGTAAGACAACTTGTAACTGCTGCTGATGCAATAGGAGCTGCATTTAGTAATTCATTCCAAGGAATAATTACTGGATCAATGAGTGCTCAACAGGCTTTAGCTAACTTCTTTAAACAAACAGCAGCTAGTTTTGCTCAAATGGCAGCAGACATACTTGCAGCACAAATAAGAGCAAAAATTGTTGGTATGTTTGCTAATGCGTTTGCATCAAGTTTTAATCCTGCATCTGCTATTGGGCCTAATGCTGATATTTCTGGTGCAGCTTTAGATGCTGGAAGATCTTATTCTGATATGGATAAGATAATGAATGGAGGATTACAGACTGTTATTGGAGCAGAAGGAGGTTATTGGTCTGGAGGTTTAAAACCTTTCGCTTCAGGAGGTTATGCAACCAAACCGACTCTAGGACTTGTAGGAGAGGCTGGAGAGGATGAATATATAATCCCTGCATCAAAGATGGCTTCAAGCATGCAACGCTACTCAGCAGGTGCTAGAGGTGAAGCTGTAATTCCTGGTACTGGTTCGTCTTATGCAGGTGGAGGCGGTGGAGGTTCTACAACAGTTTCTTACTCTGGGCCTATTCTTAACTTCAACTCTGAAGAGTTTGTTCCTAAGTCTGCTATTGGTGAAATCATTGCAACTGCTACTGCTAGAGGTGCAAGGGCTGGTGAAACTAGAACATTAACTAGCCTACAAAATTCACGCAGTCGTAGAGCTACTTTAGGATTATGAGTCTTGTTGCTTTAACTAATTTTATTACTATTACTA